TTGCAGACTTTGCAGAAGCTTATCAGATCGTTGATAGGATTGGAATTTCTGTATTGCGTGATATTTACTCAGCTAAACCTTATGTTGAACTCTATTGTCGTAAGAGAGTCGGGGCGGCTGTTATAAATTTTGACGCTATTAAAATTTTGAAATGTGATTCTTAGGAGATAATGAAATGAACAGAGACTTAGTAAATAATATTGCAGAAGCACAGAGTGTAGTTGTTGTTGCTGGTACTTCAGGAACAGGAACATACGCAGGAACAGCCGTTGACCTTCAGGGTTACGATAGTGCTGAAGTTGTCGGCTTGTTGGGTGCAGCAGGTGCAGGGACTATTAAAATTCAAGAGTGTGCCACATCTGGCGGTACTTATACAGATGTTGCAGCTGCTGAAGTTGAAGGAACACAGGGAACAGCTCTAGTCCAAGACGGAGCTGTAAGCTTGGGTTACAAAGGACAGTTGAGATATATTAAAGCTCATATAACTGTAACTACTGATGGAGTTATCGGGGGCTTGGTTATTAAAGGAAATCCATTTGTAGCAAAGGCTTAATCCTCGGAGCTTTTGCTAAACAGGGGGGTGGTAACATCCCCCATTTAGCATACATTAAAAGGTAAGACTATGAAAATTAAATTTAAAAAAGAATATAAACGCTGTGATGATGGGATACACCCTGTAACTTACAAAGAAGGACAGGTTGTTGAAAATTATGAAGTTGCAGATTTGCTTATTCAGCGTGGAATTGCTGAAGAAGTAAAACCTGTTACAGCTAGCAAAAAAGTAAAAAGAGAAAAACAAAACTTGTTAGATGATTAAAAGAAGTAAAGTCACAGAGCAACCAGCTGTCGAGCCTGTCACGCTTGATGAGCTAAAGGCTTGGTTACGCATTACAGACACAAGTCAGGATAGTTTATTAAGCAGCCTGATTACTTCAGCTCGAATTATAGCTGAAAATTATACAGGGAGAAAATTTATTGATCAAGAATTGACTATGTACTGTGATGCTGTGACCTCCTGTAATATGGCTTGGTGGTCAGGGACTAGGGAAGGCTCGCAAGCTTCATATTTTGGCAATAGGTATATCGAGCTTGATTGGTTGCCTGTTTCTGCAATAACAAGCTGGAGCTACTTTGATGATTCTAATGATGAAAGCGTATATAGTAGCTCTAATTATTTTTTGGATAATTCCAGTAATGATATTTACAGCAGGATTGTCTTGAATATTGGAGCTTGTTACCCTGCAAACACAAGGGCAGTTAATGCTTATAAAATAGTTTATAGGGCTGGCTATGGTGATGAAGCAGCTGATGTTCCACAGAATATCAAGGATGCGATACTAAGGATTGCTTCGTGGATGTATGCCAACAATGGTGACTGCTCTGATGGAAGCTGTATTTATGATTGTGGTGCAAGTGCTCCGCTTAACCAGAGTAAAATTATAACATTATGAAATGTTTAAAAGTTTGTGCTGGTGATTTAAGGCATTTAGTTGAGGTTTATTCGCAAACTAAAACTGATGATGGTGCAGGCGGTTTTTCAACTTCATGGACTAAAGAGTTCAATATTTATTGCTCGATAGAGGAAAAATCAGGTAGAGAAACTAATGCTCACGGAAGCCTTGAATATCAAACAAGCGTTGAATTTATTACAAGATACAGGGATGATGTTTATGTAGACGAAAGGTTAGTCCATGATGGGGTTAATTATAACATAAGAAGAGTAGACAATAAATTTAGAAATAGTAAATACATGCTTATAGTTTGCGATGGTGGGGTAGTGAACTAATGAGCATAATTAAAACAGAAATATCAGGGCTTGATGATTTGAAAAAATCATTGAATAAGTTAGGGTTAAAACTGGCTGATAATGCAATCAAGTATTTGAATAAATCTGCTGTTCAGATACATGGAACTATTATAAAGGGTTTTGATGCTGGGGGAAAAACTGGTAATACTTATTTTGTTCCTAAAACAAAAGTAAAATATACAGCTAGTTCAGCAGGCGAATATCCAGCAGTAGCAACAGGTAACTTGAAAAGGGGAACTACAATAACTTATGCTAATATGCAAGACAAAACAGCTTATGTAATAGCTCGGGCTGAATATGCTGAAGCTCTTGAATATGGCACAAGAACAACCAAAGCAAGACCATTTATGAAGCCAAGCCTTGAAGCGAACAAAAAGAACATATCTAAAAACATTAAACAAGCAATCAAGCAAGTCACAAAATGAGCACTCCAAGCCATTTAGAAGTACTACAAAAAGCAATTGCTGCTTTGAAGGCTAATGCTGGAGTGACCGCCTTAGTTGGGACTAGAATTTATAACCATATACCACAGAACAGCACACAGTTTGCAGGTACTTTCCCTTACATGCTTGTTAGGTGGGATAATGCCAGCCAATGGGACACAAAAGATTCTCAAGGCTTTGATGGTGAAATAAGGGTTGATGCTTGGACTGAAAACCAAGGCGATAAAGATATTTTACAAATTGTTGATGCGGTCAATAGTGCATTGCATAATAATGAGCTTACTTTGACCGCAGGTGAAAATTTAATACTAAGATATGAAAATGCAACATATTTTACTGAGCCTGATGGGGTCGCACACCATTCGGTTAATGTTTTTAGGTGCGTAGTTACTGGTTAATTTTTTAGGAGGCTATAAGATGGCTAAATTTTGCGGAAAAGATTTTTTGATACAATTATATGATGGTTCATCTACTTATAACACTATCGGTGCTATGAGAACAACAAGTATGAGCTTGAACAAAGAAAATGTTGATGTTACAACTAAAGATGATGCTCCATGGAGGGCTTTGCTTGATGGTTGCGGAATTAAAAGCATGTCTGTCAGCGGTGGCGGTGTTTTTAGTGATGATGAATTTGTTGAGGACTTGATTCAGGCTTTTATGAGCAGTACAACAATTAAAACATTTAAGCTTGTTTCTGGTGCTGGAGATGAATTTGACGGAGACTTTGAAATCACTACTATAAGCAGAGCAGGCGAGTACAACGCTGAAGAAACTTTTGATTTTACATTAGAAAGTTCAGGTACAATTACTTACACAGCAGCAACTTAATTTTTTAGGAGAATAGAATAATGAATAGTTACCGAGGAGACTTTCCAATTTCTATAGCTGGGAAAAACTACAATTTAAGACCAACCTTTGAAGCTCTTTGTGAGCTTGAAGAAATGACCAAAACAGCAGTTATTGATTTGCTGAATGAATTGATTGAACAGAAGTTTAGCATTAAAAAGATAACTGCTATTTTGTGGACAGGATATAGGGGTGCTCTTAGATATGAAAGTAAGATTGATGAATCAATAAGCTTTGAAAAGTTTGGTTCAATGTTAATGAGTGCAGGCATAAAAGATTATTTATTGCCAGCTGTAACATATTTGACCAAGGCTGTCAGTAGTGATGATGAAATCAAAAAGCAGGAAGAAAAATTAAAAAAAGCGAAAGCGGAAGCTGTAAAAGAGACGGAGACAGCTCCGCAGTAATTTTTGAATATGAGCGATATGTCTCAATTTTAGTAAAGGATTTTAGATTAAGCGTTAAAGACGCTTGGAATTGTACTTTCAGGGAGTTTTTAACCTTAACTAAATATATGGATGATAAGATTAGATTATCTGGAAAACCAAAAGTTAATAAACAATGGTTAGAAGATTTTAAGGAACATGTGGAAAGGTTAAAAAATGGCAGAAGTCGGGACAGTTAGCATTGCATTAAGCCTTGATGACAAAAGGCTTGTTGACGGCTTAAATGATGCTAAGAAGCAGACACAAAAAGCTGCAAAGAGCATGTCTAGCAACATGCTTGAAATCGGAAAAGCAGCTGCCAAGACTGCCTTAAAAATAGGCTCAGTTGCAACCGCAGCGGCTGGGGTTGTTGTTGCCTTTAAAACAATTGCAAGCGTTAAGCTTGGTGCTGAGATGCAGCAAACAGCTGACCGCCTTGGAATTACAACTAAAGCACTATCTGAATTGACAGGAGTGGCTAAACAGTTTGGAATTGAAGGTGATCAATTGGCTGATATTATGAAAGACCTTTCAGACAAGATTGCTGATGCTGCAAACTTTGGCGGTAGCTTGGAAGAAGCTTTTGTAAAAATGGGCTTAAGTTCTAAGCAGCTTTATCAGCTAAACATGGAACAGCAGTTTTTGACTGTTGCTGATGCTTTGGGTAAAATGGCTAATAAATCAGATCAAGTTTTTACTTCAATGGCAATAATGGCTGATGGTGGTTTTAAAGTCTTGAACATGGCTAAAAAGGGCAAAGAAGGAATCCAAGCAATGAGAGCTGAAGTTGCTGCCCTTGGGGGAGCTTTGGACGATATTGACGCTATGCAGCTTAGGGATGCACAGAAAGCATTTAACAGAATCGGACTTGCAGTTGATGCTGTGTTTATGCAATTAGCAAAAGAAGCAGCTCCGATAATGGAGTTTGTTGCCGAAAAAGTTATATCTTTAGCTAAAGACTTTAAGAAATGGCGAGACAATGCCTTTAGTTATGTTAGGGATGTTTTGGGTGCCTGGGATTGGCTTGTTAAAAAGGTTCAAGATTTTAAGATTGGGTTGCTCGGGATTGGAGCTATTGCTTTTCAAATAAAAAATATATTTGTAAAAACATGGGGCTTGATAGCTGCTAATTTTGATGTTGTCATTGTTGGCATAAAATCTGGGTTCAGGGCTATGATTAATGGAATGATTTTGCTTGTTTCAGAGCTTGGGTTTAAAACTGAAAAAATGCTTGATTCCATAGCTACATTAACATCTTATGTTGATGTAGACCTTGGGATTCAAATATTAAAAGCAAACTCAAAACTTTTATCAGTAAGTTATGAACTTAAAGAACAAGCTAATAAAGGCTTTGAAAATATAAATGCTGATATGACTGAAACAACTAAAGCTTATGCAAAAGCAGTAGTTGATTTAAAAGATACACTACTTGGACAGGATGAAGAAACTAAAAAAATCAGAGAAACATTAAAAAGCGGAATAGAAGATATTACATCTGGTCAAACTGGGGTAGAATGGATTGATCAGATGAAAGCTGAATTTGAAGCACAACAAGAATTAAGAGCAGAACAATATAATAAAGAATTAGAGCTACAAAAAGAACAGAACAAAAAAAAGATTGACCTTGAAAAAGAAAAGGTTAATATGATGATTATGGAGGCTAACAGGCAAATAGATGAAATATTAAAAGCCAACAAAAAAGCTGAAATAATGAATACAGAACTCTGGAAACGAGGTTATCAAGGGCGGTTGATTGTTGCCGAAGGATTTTTTGGGCAAATGTCGCAGCTCATGAACACAAAAAGTCGTGAGTTATTCGAAGTTGGAAAAGCTGCAGCTATTGCTGAAACTACTGTCAATACTTATAGGGCAGCTCAAGGGGCTTATGCTTCACTTGCTGGAATCCCAATTGTCGGACCTGCTTTAGGTATCGCAGCAGCAGGGGCAGCGGTTGCGGCAGGTGTTGCAAACATTAACGCTATTAGAAGTGCTCAAATGGGCGGTGGTGGTGGCGGTGGTGCAGGCGGTGGCGGTGCAACTGCAGGCGGTGCAGCAATAGGAAGTTCAGCAAGTGGAGGGCAAGCAGCTCCAGCTCAAGAACAAGCCCCACAACAAACAATTGTAAATACAACTTTAATTGGGCAAAATTTTTCTGGGGAACAGGTTAGGGCATTGATAAATGATATTAATGAACAAACTGACGATAACACTACTTTAAACGCAACTGTGTCAAACTAATGGATTACAAAAATATCATAGATCATTATTACCCTGTAATACATTACGCTAGAAAGGTGCAAAAATATTACTTAGGCAAGCTTGGCAGTCCAGCAAGGATAGCCCCTGACCCAGTTGGTGAAATGATTAGTGCATTAATTGCAGCTGATACAAAATGCGGAGTTAGTAGAGATTTGACAGAAGAAGAAATAAAGAATTTTCAAGTTCCAGAATTTAAACCACTAAGGGAGGTTAAAAAGAATGGCTGAAGTTTTTGGTCGAGTATTATACAACAACCTTGCTTATGCAGATAATAATTATACTTATTCAGGCTCGACAGTTACGGGGAAACTGCCAGACAATTGTAACGATTGGTTAAGTTATTCCTATTTTGAGGCTCAAGCAAGTGCGACAACTACTCTTGATTTTACTATTGCTAATGGTGGTGATATTGATAGTTGGGCATACTATGTGGGTACTTATACAGGGACAGGGTCAAGTACTATCTCTATTAGTTATGAGTCTAGTGCTACTGTATTTACGCAACTTGACACGGTAACAACTACAAGCGGAAAGCTTGAACTAAGAACATTTAGCGAAGTCACACTTGTGGCAGGCAGAAGAATAAGATACACTTTTACAGTTGGAACAGAAAATTTAATTGTCAGACAGTTGGCAGCAGGGCAGGTTTTAACCTTCCAGCGAGGTCAAAGGGACGGGGTTAAACCTCCTGTACTTTTAGGTGGTGTTGTATCAAATAATGTAATAGCACAAAACGGGCAAATAATAGGCAAAAATATTAGGCGAACTGAAAGGGATATGAAGTTAGATATTCAACCAGTTACTGAAACTTGGGTCAGAAACTCATGGGATGATTTTGCTAGGGAAGCTGCAAGGCATGCATTTTTCTATCAATGGAATCCAACAAGCTATCCAAATGACGCAGTTTTAGCAGCGGCAGACGATATAATCCCGCCTGTTAATATAATGCCCCCTCCATATATGAGTGTCAGTATGCCTTTGCGTGTTTTGGTCGCTGATCAATACGATGTCATATAACACCCTTAAAAATCGTTCAGGTAAACAGCCCATTTTCATATTGGAAATGGACTTGAACTTTTGCAAACATACTTATGGCTCAAGCCCTTGCACAGCTTCAGGCTCTTCAGGCTCGGAGTGTTATAATACTAGAAGCACTTGCCAAGATGTTACTAATTTTGATAGAGATACTCCAGCCCCTGACCCTATCGAGGGCACAGTAAAGACTTATAGATTTGCAAATGTAAGGCTTGATGAACTGCAAGGCACAGGTGAAGCCCCTGTGTTTCCAACATTATTGAGCATGGAAATAACTCCTACAAGGTTAGAAAGGGGAACAGGGCTTGGGATAAGGTCGAGTGTTAAAGTTAAAGTTATGGATTGCCCTTATACCGATGTTGGAATTGACCCGTATTTTGCTGATAGAAGTGTAAAATATCCTGATAACGGCTCGCTTTGGGGCAGGTTAATATCAAGAAATAGATATTATGAAGGGCGAGTAATGCGTATTAAACAGGGTTACTTGAATGAGGACGGAACATATTCAGCAGATAATGTCAATACAAGGACATTTTTAATAAGCAGAATTGCAGGGGCTGACAGTAAAGGAATCGTTACCATTGAAGGTAAAGACCCATTGAAAAAAGCTGATACAGAAAAGGCTCAATTGCCAGCAGCTTCCACAGCTCAACTTGCAGCAGACATAAACAACTCACAGACCAGTATTACAATAGTAGATGATGATGACATTATCACAACAGAGTTTTCAGCTGGTCAGCCATGGATAAGAATTGATGATGAAAT